CCTAAGTCTTATTTGCATGCTTAGTTTGGTATCAACATAGAGGACTAAAGAGGAAATATTTACTTCTTCTTCGCAGCTTTCGCCGCAGCACGAAGACGTATTTCCTCATTTCGAGCCCGTATTTCAGCATTTCTTAGCTTAGTTGCTGCTTTAGAAGCAGCACCACCACCTGAGGACACGGACATACCCCCATTAGGATTTGCATTTGGATTAGTGTTATAGGCTTTAGCTACATTACCTGCAGCACGAAGCCCAGCACCAAGGGCCATTGATCCAGGATGTGGAATTGCACTTAATACAGGACTAACATAGTCTGCAACAGTACTTACCGCATTAGCGAACCAATCACCTAAACCATTCTCTGCCACAGGAACACCAATTGGCATTTCTCTTACCATGCACGTATACACGGAAAGCGCCACATCATCACGACATGGTGGAGGCTTAGCTAAGCTATAAATTGTATCTTGACTACTAGGATGATTCTCAATTATAATTAAATAATTAACTGTTAAAGCTGACTGATAAGCTAAACCAGTAAAGAAAGCACCAGTAAGATTGAAATTCTCCCAGAGAACTGGGGGAATTGCACTAGCGATTCCTACCAAAGCGGGAACCACAGAAGTACAAGGAATAGAAGATGCTGAATCAGAAGATCCAACAAAATAAGCAGGATTGGTAAAGTTAAGACCATCTTCAATTGGGAGCTCAGTTGCATTAGTTCGACCAGGAACATAACAACCATCACGAGCTTCCCATTGCTTAGAATTGACCAATGAATAAGCGAGTTTTGAACTCGCAGGCCACTGAGGATTAAAGAGGGAAGAACAAAAAACAACAGAAGTATTAGTACTATTAGTAAGCACTGTTGATTGAGCAGTGTCGAAAGAATCCATAGGCGACTCAAACACTGTAACAGTTCCTCCCTTATACAAATCAGCAGTAACATTATGAACCTCAAACCCCTTAGCGATGACACGAAAATCACCCTCCAAGAGAGAAGGATCAACATTCAATGGAAACAATCCATAAGTACCAGCAATTAAACCATTATTAACGCTAACAAAATCAAAAAGAGAGCCTGCAGGAGCAGTTACACACCAAAGGCCTCCAAATGAAAGTGAAACAGCATCTATATTACCAATATAGTTTGATTGCTGTGTACCATAAAGAGCAGTTTGTGAAGCAGCCAACTTTATCAATTCTGGATGAGGAGTATCAAGAATCATACAATCCCAGTTTGCACTAGTAGACAAACCAGGAGGTGCAACAAGAGTCTGGGTATATTTCTGAACCCGCGTGACACAAGGTGAAGTGCTAC